GCGCTCGGGTGGCGGGGCTTTGCCGTCAAAGAACGCAATGGCCTGCGAGGCCATGGCGTTCAAGGCGTCGGAGGTGATGAGCCAGGGCTGGCGGGACAGGAAGGATTCGAGGGCGATCACGCTCGGCGGCGCGTGTCAACGAGTTGGCTTGTCATCCAGACAACACCGCAAATAGTAAGATCATGTTTGTTGAAGCGCTAAAACGAGAACTGGTTATCAAGGGACAGGCTCAGGCGGAAAGTTTGATCGAGCAAGAACCCGGCAAATGGCATGTGATCAGCATCCGCGAACCCTTTCACCCAGAGCCAGTCCTGGCCAACTGCCTCAGCATCTACTCCTGTGTGTTTGAAGATGTGCAGACCGAAGCTGGCAACTATGGCCACGGACCAAAGAGCACCCACGTTGAGAGTGTTCTTCGAGCTATTGAACGCGCCAAGACGGGGCCTCTACTTGTTCATTGTTGGGCAGGACGATCCCGCAGCACAGCGATTGGCTTGCTGCTTATTGTTCGAGCACTTTGGGAACAGGGCATCGACGGTGCATCGACGGTGCATCGCTGGTGAGAGATTCTGTCGAAATCCTTCTGGCAATCAGGCCGCAAGCCATTCCAAATTCACTGGTGCTTCGGCTTGGCCTCCAATTGATCGTGCCATATTCGCTGGCAGGCGCATTGAGCAAGAACCTTCTCGCTCACCCAGGATTGGTCGCCAATCGGGCTCAAATGCTGTCGTCCAGTTATCGCGACGATGACTCTGCGCTTTGACTAACCTGAGCAGGCAAGATCGGAATGCCACCACTGGGCTTCCACAGCATCTCCAGTGGCACGCCGTGCCTTTTTGCTGTCTCGATGATCATCTTCGCATCCCGCGCCCGGCGTTCGAGTTCCTCGCCGAAATCCGCACCCAACTCCTCGTAATGATCGCTGATGGTTTTGAGGCCCATCTCGACGTCGGCGCGATTCTGCTGCGCCTCGCGGCCCGCATCGACACTGACGCGGCGAGGTGTCACACAGCTGATCTTCCACCATCCAGGCACGTTCGGCAGATCGCCGCGATCAATCGCATCGCCGATCACGTAGAACCACACCGGTTTGATCAACCGCTGAATGAGAATCATCTGGCGAAATGAGAATCGCCTGTCGGCCTTGGCGACCACGAGCCGCACGCCTGCGCCACCGATCTTGCTCGAATCCGCTGCGAACTCATACGGGATCATGCCCAGCGCCGAATCGCGCCGCAGATGTTCCAAGAATCCGGTGAACGTCGGGCTCGGCCGCTTCGGCTCGAACGAGTCGAGCGATTCGTTGGGCTTGAGCGCGACCAATTTGCCACCGGTGATGCGCTGCAAGGAACCGGGATCGCTGTTCGCGATGTCCCCTGGTGTGGCACCGTCGAAGGCGAAGTCCGTTTCGTCATCGTGTTCGCCGCTCTCCACCTTGAGCACGCGCGTCACGTCGCAGTTGTCCTTCACAGCGTGCTTCTCCAGCGCGAGCAGTTCCATCTCGTCGAGGATGTGATTGATCGAGTGCTGGATGGAGGGGGCGTTGCGCACAGCGGAGGCGTGCTCCGGTTCAAAGACATGCAGCATCTGCGCAGCGGGCACGTCGCGTGCGCCCGTGTCTTCGATCACGCGGTAACTGCCGGGCGCGCCCCACGCATCGAGCGTGACGCCATCCGTGGTCGTTGAGGACGATACTTCATCGCCCACGCGATGCGTCTCGATGAGTTGCAGCATCGGCATTCCCAACCGGTTGCGCGTCTTCAGGATAAAATACTCGCCGTCCACGTCCATGCCACGGCAGATGAGCGACTGGCATTCCTCGAAGCTGAACCGGCTCGTGATCTCGCAACGGGCAGACCATGTTTTGAAATACTCTTCCGCTTTTCGGTTCCAGTCCGGTGAGGCGCTTTGCGCCTGCGGTCGGATTCCATCGCCCGTGGCGTAGATCGCCATGTTCGACACCAGTTCGCGCACGAAGCCTGAGTTCTTGTGCAGGTAACGCGAGCGCCGCACCAGTTCACGACGGGTAGCAGCAGTGAGATCCAGCTTTGCATCGCGCGGCGCAGCGCCAGGAACCTGGCCGCGTCGTGGCGATGGGTTCGCGGACTCATACACCGAAGACCAGGCCTTCGGCACCAGAGCGCGTGGCAGCCAGGCTACGGCGAGTTGTTTGAACACGCTCATTTCGGGATGAAAGGAATGCGGCTGATTTGAACGCGGCGACGTCGGCCATAGGTTTGCAGGTCGAGCACGCGCAGGGCGTGGGCACATTCATCGAGCGTATCTGCCACAGTCATGGGGAACTGCTTAGTTGCGGTGGATCCGCTCTCAGCCCAGGCCATCAGTGTCTTGCCTTCGAGCAGGAACTGCTTTGCCTTCGCCTGGATGGCGATGATTTCCGCCACTGTAAACCCGATCGTGAACAATCCTTTCGCCATGCGCCGGTCGGCGTGTCAACGGCGGGCATCCTTCACGTCGCGTTTGATCTCGTCCACGGACATGCGGATGTAGTTCACGTCGGTCTTCACGACATCGGTGGTTCGTTCCAGCAGATTGATCTTGGCATCGTGGGACTCGATGCGCTGGCGGTCCTCCATGCGCAGCAGCTCCAGATGGCGCAAAGTGCTGGTATGCACGCCCCAGGCCGTCGCACCGGCGATCACCAGCGACAGGATCTGCACCAAATGTCCGAGACTGATGGTGGCATCGAAACGCGGGGTGCTCATGGGCCGATGAGTTGGAGGATGGAGCCGGGGTTAATGAACCCCATCGTCACCAGAGAGCCTCGCCCTTTGAGCGAACAAAGCCGCGTGGTGATCCAGTCACCTTCGCGATCCTTCTCGGGCGTGGAGGGATCGAGCGAGGTGTTGGCTTCAATGGTGGACATGGCATCATGGTTAAGCGCCGTCACGATACCGGCATGTCCATTGCTCGTCGTGCCATGACGCGCGAGCCACACCGCTCCGGGTTGTGGCGAATGAGCCAGCAGATTCCGCTCACGGAAGTTCTGCGCGCTGGTCACACAATGCGGCGTCATCACATTGGCCCAGCCTTGCAGTTGCGACGCCGATGCGCCGAGGGATTGGAGCGCTACCGTCACCACGCCTTCCGTAAACGCTGCGCAATAGGCCCAGCCTTCCTCCCATGGCGATGGACGCATCATCGTGCGCAGTTCCTTGGCGAGCGCGAGATCGCGTCCCGGCGTCTTGGGGTTGTCCCAGTCCGCGTTGGGCTTCACTTCGCGCAGGCCGATGAACCTGCCCGCTTGGCGCACGATGGTGTTGGCGAGATCGACCGCGTTCATGCCTTTCTCCAGTTGAGGCGCAGACGGCCATAAGCGGCAGCGGCAAGACCAGCGAACTGCGCGAGATCATCCCAGTGCGCCTGCGTCCAGGAGAGCATGCTCTTCACTTCGTCAGCGGGGATGTCCCAGCCGAAAAGGTTGCCGAGTGCGCCGACACCCGAGAGCAGGATGCCGAGGTAGGTGAGTTTGCCTTGCAGTGTTTGTGTTTTCATGGGGATGGGGAGATCGGTCTCGGGATCGAGCGCGCGACGCACTTGAGGTTCAGGACGGCGGAATAGACAGGTCAGCAGCGTGGGCATGATGCCTGATGCCCGTGTCAAATCGGGTCACTGTTCCGCGGCAGCCTGTGCGCCCTTGATGCGCAGGGCTTCGTTGGCGGCATCGAGTTCCGCCTTGCGCGTGCCTGCGCTGATCTCAGCCTGCTCCACCGTTGCGTCGGAGCCGAGCTTGCTCTTGCCATAACCCGTGAGCGAATGCAGTCCGCTCGTGAATGCACCCATGGTCAGGTAGTGCCGCACGGTGCGCAGCGTGTCGGAACCGAGCGTTTTCACCGCCCCTGCCCACACCTCGTTCGTGCGGCTGTGGTTCACGTTCACCATGGTAACGGAAACAGTGCCATCACTCACGGCGAGCGAGTCTGCATCGGCATAGGTTTTGAACTTGCCCGTCGAGAGTGGGATGGTGGTGCCGCAGGAAGTGAGGAGACACAGCAGTGAAAACGTGAGAAGCTTCATGCCTCGGCATCGGCGTCAACTGTGTCATCCGCCTTGGTGACGGACTCGCGACCCACGAGCTTGAGCATCACGGCCGCAGCCACCTGCATGGATTCACAATCCCAGTAGTGATTGGGCCGTTTGCCGACCCGTTCCCACAACCACTTGCCACCCTTGCGGAGGCGCTGCTCGCTGTCCATCTGCGACAGGTAATCATCGCTGGCGTCCTCGGCGATTTCCCAGGTCGGGCCGTTCTCCGGGGCCTGGTTGCGCCGCAAGCGTGCGAGCATGTCTTTGATGTTGAGGTTGGACCAGTAGAACACCGAGCAACTCTGTCCGCGCCCCAGCACCACCTTGCGCCGGGGTGAATAGAAGCGATGCACGCTGCGGCCATCCTTGAGCCGGTGAACATAGGTGGGGCGTTTGTCGCCCATCAACGCGATCCAGCCACGCCGCGCGCACTCGCGATAGACCTCATACGTCGCGTGCCCGGCATCGACAAATACCAAGCCCGCATGGATCGAGAACCGTTCCTGCACGGTAATGACTTCATCCCAGGTTGGCACCCGTTCGTGCCACAGCAGTCGTGAGGAACCCTCCGCCGACCAACCGCGTGCCACCACGAAGAAGTGATCCATCTGGCAGTCCACTGTGAGGAACCGCAAAGGTGCCGCGATTGCCTCACCTTCACCTGGTGATTCGATGATCCGGCCCTGACGATCTAGAGCGGCTTCATCGTCCCAGGTTTCACCGAGCCGGTAGCCACTGGGCGTGATCTCCAGTTTGAAATCCTCCACGTAGTCACGCCAGGGCAAGGCAAGCCGCTTCTGGTAGAACTGCCGCAGCGGCTCCAGATCGCCCTTCTTCGCCGTTGCCTTGGCGCGCAGATACAACTCCGCGAGTCGACCCCAACTCATCGCGCACAAGGCGTTCCAGTGGAACCCGACGTTCTCGGTCGAGGCGTGCAGGTTGGTGCGCACATAGCGGCCTTCGGCGTTGAGCAGACGGCGTGTGCGGTCGCCGTCCTCGAAGTGATGGCCGCAGCCATCGCATTTGAGCGCGGCAGTTTCGCGCACACGGGCGAAGTTCCACTCGCCCATTTCGTCGCGGGCGTCCTTGCTCCATTCCACGTTGTCCCACTTGTAAGGCTGTCGCATTTGGCAGTGCGGACATTCAAAGGTCCACTCGCGCATGTCGGTGGTCTCGAACTTCCGATGCGTGTCGTCGTTCTCTTCGCCGCCCTGAGACATGAACAGGCACTTGCCCAGCCAGCCGAAGGCCGTGACGCGGGCCTCAGCTTCTGCCATGTGCCCGGTGGGCCAGCGCCAGGTTTCGTCGCCGATCAGCCATCGGATCGAGCGGCGTTGCAGGTTGGTCTTGTTGTGAGCACCCAGCACCCACAAGGTCATGCCATTGGAGAAGTGCTTCGTCGCAGTTTTGAGCTTGTGCCGGTCACGCGGGTAGAGCGCCCGCACGGCAGGGCATTCATCAAAGACGCGGCCCAGGCGGCTCTCGGCCTGATCCTTGGCATCGTCATCGGTTTGATCGAGCCAGAGTGTTGGACCCGGCAGGTTGGCGATGATGTAGCACAGACCAATCTCGCCAATGGTGGTCTTGCTCGACTGGATCGAGGCGAGGATGGCGACGATGCGAACCTTGGGATCGACCAGTGCTTCGAGCGGTTCCTTGAGCCAGGGTGAGTTATCCGCACGAAACCTGCCCGGCACCGGAGAATAAGGAATGGAGTGAACATGCTCCTCCGCCCACGCCCATGGCGGCCGACGGTCGGGTGGTCGCCATGCGTCGCGCCAGATCTGGTGCAGCACCTCACGCATGCCCCTGGTGCAGCGTTCTCAGCACCTCGTCGATGGCTTTGCGGCACTCCTCCTGAATAGCGGTGGCATCGAGACCGGACAGGATCGGTGGCAGTTCATTCTCGAACTTGTTGCGCAACAAAGCCGTGGCCTTGCCCACCAGTGACGTCCACTCCAGCCGGACTTCTTCGATGCTGACATACTGGCCTTTGCGCACAGCCACCTTGAGCTCACGTTCTTCCACCTCGGCCAGCAGCTTGCGGGCACGCAGGGCGGTTTCCTCGTCCACCACAGTGGTGGAGCCTTTGAGGTCATGGCGCTTCATGAACTCACGCCACTGAGCGACTTCGTGCAGGCCGTTGGCGGCGGGCTTGGGCGCGTCTTTGCGTTTCTTCCACTGGTTGAGTGATTGCCGTGACACACCGAGCACGGCAGCAAGCTCCACCATGTTGGGCACATGCGTTGGCCCTGCGTTCTCGCCGGAAGCAGTGGCAAGGTTCTGCAACATCGAACGCTCGTTGCGGCTCAGCTTGCCGCCGTGCTGCACACGCTTGACCAGGTTGGCCAAGTCCTTGTTGAGCAGCTTGCGAGCAACGTCCGGCGGAAGATGAATGTCCATGCTCCGCTGGTTGCGGAGTCAACTCATTCGATCTTGAGAACGTCTGTAATAG